AACATTAAACCTATCCGCTCGCGGGACTAATGAAGCGCAAAAAGTAGCGGCATGGTACGCCGAAAGCAATGACTACGGCTATTGGGAATTAAAGTTTAACAAGGCAGATAATGACGCGCCTAGACTAATCCGCAATGGTAATCAATTAAGAGTAACAAGGGGTTAATTATGAGCGACAACGAAATAATAGATCGATTCGACACTAGCAATTTAACACTCGAGCAATTGTCTAGACTATCGGGCAAGTCGGTAAAATATATTAAAAAACTATTAATGGGAGGCTAATATCATGCAATCAACGCTAACACTAAAGGCAGACTACTACGCGCCTGTTATTGAGACGCTAAACCTAGCCGCGCGCGGTACTAATGAGGCGCAACAAATAGCAGGATGGTACGCGCAAGCAAAAGGCTATTGCTATTGGGAGTTACAGTTTAACCAGTCCTCACCTAATAGCGCTAAACTAATACGCGGTCGCAACAATCAATTGAGGATAAAGCACAATGCTAATATTTAATTACCCCAGTAAGAAGGTATTAAAAGAGTCTATCGGACAAAACCTAGACTATATCGAAACAAGTATATTCGGTGAAGAGTACAGGCGCGACGGTGTACTAACAGGCGCTAATAGACCGCATATAACAGGCAAGGGGCGTGAGTTTTTCGCTAACGTCACAATGCGCGATGGGTTAATCGCTGCAGTTAAATAGAGGTTAAGACAATGCTAATAAACCAACAAAGCGCGACGCTTATGCGTTACGACGACGCTATCGACCTAGCGTTCAAATTGAACAACGAAAAAGAGTCGGATGATTGGCGTTACAGTGTAGAGATTGACGCTACTAGTGGAGTAGCTAAAATAGCAGTTATCGATGACGAATATATCAAAATAGGATACTTATAAGATGATAAAAGAAATGGCAGGAATGGCCGCGCTAGCGGTCGCGCTAGTGTATGTTAGTGGACTAGATCACGACGACGCTGTCGCACAAGATAAAAATTATTGCGAAATGGTGGCAATATGGAACGATGACGCGAGCGCGGGTATAGAACCTGCAGAACGCAATGGATGGCCGCCCTACAATAAAGCAATCGAATGCGAGGTTACACTATGAGTCCAGATCATAGCTCGACGCTACTATGGCAAGCGAATCGATACCTTAAAGACGAAAAAAACGAGCATACCAAACCGCACGAGGTATACGATGGCGTCGCTTTCACGCCTAGAGTATTGTGCGAGATAGCGCACCCAAATAAAAGTTTAAACCATATTTCGCACGAATTAATAGCTAGCTACGTGATGCGCGTCTTTAACTTAGATCGTTTAGCAGATGTCGAAATAGGCACTAAGAAAGGCTATAGATTTATTCGTTTAGCTAATAATCGCGTATTTGCAGAAAAAAACAGCGTGATTAGTGAAATTAAACTTTAGAGGTTAATGTATGTACACTCCAGAAAAAGCAAAGCATCTAGCGAGACTGCTAAAAATACCCAAACCTAACACACAAGACAACATAAAAATAAAAGAATTGGCGCACGATTTAGGTTATTTCGGGTCTCAATTGGTAAAAATAGCGCGTGATGATAATTATTATGATACTAGAGTTTGACGACGTACAGCACGCCATAGAGGAATGCGAGTGGTGCTGCGAAAAGTATAGTAATACATATCTATTGCTGTATACTGGCGACCGTTTCGGAGTTTGCCAGTATAGCGAAGCTTTAGAAAATAACGTAATTTTAGAGATATTTAACCCAATAGGTGACTAATATGCATATAGAAGACGGTAGAGTTTACTTTAACGCGCACGATGAAGACGTTTTGAACAATGCGACGCTGCAGGAGGCGAAACACCGCTTAGAAGGCGATAGAAGGCTACTGTGGGAGGCTATAGGGCCGGATGCATTGCCTAAAGACCCCATCGACGCTGATAACTTAGAAATGGACATAGCGGCGGCGCTTGTGTCAGACGATTTTGAGACATTAGGGCGCTTAGTTTCTGCAATGGCGTTAGAATATGCCTTTAGATGTTGCCATGATCAGATAGTAGACGATTGGGAGGATCATTTCAGAGATGACGACTACGAAGAACGTTAGCGGGTGTTATAGCCTGCAGCGGCGGGGGAGACGTCAAAAGAATAACATGGATTTATAAATTTGTATAGGTGTTTTTATGTTTAATTGGGGCTTTAGTGTAAGTTTTAACAACGGTTTCGGCATTTATTTGGGAACGGTACAGCGGCAGGCAATTCTAGAGCACGACGAAGACGGTGATGAGGTTACTTTAATCGTGCATGGATTTGAGTTATTATTGCCGTTTCTGTGTGTACAGTTTCTAGAGATTATGGAATATGAGGGACATCTATGAGTAAATACAAAGAAACTCGACTCGCTTGCAGCCTGTGTGATAGTTCAGACGCTGCAATTCTTAACGACGACGACTCAAAATACTGTTTTTCGTGTCACGTCTACACACCGCCAGACTCTAAAGGGTCAGAGATAGCCGTTAGAGTGCCAGAGAAGGCGCTGACAGGCAGCGAAGGGTTTGACGCAACTCTCGCCCTACTGGCTACTCAGGACTTCACAGGCGTCCCTGAGCGCGGCCTGAGCGTGGCTACGATGAAAAGCTATGGGGTTGTTATTAAAAATGGGCAGGTTATTTATCCTTACTACAATGTTTTAGAGCCTACGTCGCCTGTAGCGGCTAAAGTGCGCTACCCTGATAAGCGTTTCCAAACTAGTGGCGATTGGAGCATAGGCGGGTTGTTTGGGCAGCAGCTTTACCCTAAAGGCGGCAAATACGTTACCCTCACTGAGGGCGAGTATGACGCTCTAGCGGCTTTTCAGATGATGGGTAGCAAGTATCCAGTTGTAAGTATTAGAAACGGCGCGGGAAGTGCCTTAAAGGACTGTAAGACTAACTACGAATGGCTTGATAGTTTCGAGACTATTATTATTTGTTTTGACGCCGACGAGCAAGGCTTGAAAGCTGCGGACGAGGTTGGTCAGCTGTTTGGCGGTAAGGCTAAGATAATTAAGCACCTTGGAGGCTATAAGGACGCCTGCGACTATCTTGCAGACAATAAGCCTCAGTTGTTTAACGATGCTTTCTGGAGGGCTGAGAAGTACGTGCCAGACGGCATTATACTGGCCTCTTCTTTGTGGGACGAAGTAAACACGCCTATGGAGGCTGCCGAGGTTCAGTATCCTTTTAAAGGAATTAACGCACTCACCTACGGCATCCGTCCGGCTGAGCTTGTCACAGTGACGGCGGGTAGTGGCTTAGGTAAGTCTCAATTCGTGCGTGAAGTTGTTTGGGCAGTGTTGCAACAAGCAACGCATAACATTGGACTACTCTTTTTAGAGGAAAGTATACGAAAAACAGGCTTGTCTCTTATGTCGCTAGCGGCTAATAAGCAGCTGCATTTACCGACGACCACGAGCACAGAAGAAGAGCGTAGAAGCGCCTTTGATCTAACACTAGGTACAGAACGCTTGTACTTGTTAGACCACTTCGGATCGACTGATGTTGATAACATCGTAGGTCGTGTGCGTTACATGGCGAAGGCTTTAGACTGTGCTTATATCTTCTTAGATCACGTCTCTATTGTTGTGTCGGCGCAGGCTAACTTAGACGAGCGAAAGGCTTTAGATGAGATTATGACCAAGCTGAGGATGCTTGTGCAGGAAACAGGTATAGCGTTGTTTGTCGTTAGTCATTTGCGTAGACCTGAGAGCAAGGGACACGAGGAAGGCGCAGCAACGTCCTTATCACAATTGCGCGGTAGTGCGTCTATCGCACAGCTTAGTGATATAGTGTTAGGTTTGGAACGTGATGGACAGGCTGATGACATGATTACACGAAACACCACTACTGTGCGTGTCCTAAAGAATCGGTTTAGCGGCGAGACAGGCAGGTGTGCTGACTTGTTGTATGACAAAGACACTGGCAGAATGGCTGAGACAGTATTTGACGAACGCGCTTTATAGTGTTGTAAAAGCAACATATATGACGCATTAGAGTGCTTTATGTGTCGTATAAGGTGAAAAGCAATATATAAGGCGCATTTAAATTAAGGAGCAACGATAATGGAAAAAGTCAAGAGAGAAAAAAGATGTGAGATGTGTCCTGAGTGGATTGCCTGCGCTAGTCCTGACTTGTGTCCTAAATGCA